GGTTTTAGCTTACGAACAATTTTGTAATTTTTTATTTCGTTATTTTCGTTAATTGAAAAGTCTAACTGTATAACTGTGTCTTTTTTATTAATAGAATTAACAATAAAATCTTTTGACAACTCTCTAATTGTTTCTCCGAAAATAGCGAAATGTATAGCATCCGCTATAGTAGACTTACCTACTCCATTTCTTCTGTCCTCCTTATCTTTGTTGATACCTGTTATAATATTAAGGCCTTGTTTGAAGTCTATAGAGACTTCTTCATTACCTACAGATAAAAAGTTTCTTATTGTTACAGAATTAAAATTTATATACTTCATACAAACTGATTATACAAACTTATCGTTTTGTTTATTACATCGTATTTGTTTTCAACATCCAACGATTCTATATATTCTACTATACATTGTTTAATATTCAAATCTCCGAACTCATTAGTTAGTTCTATATTATCCCCAATATTAAATTTATGTAGATAGTCAGTTACAAATGAAAAAGGGGCTTCATAATTTATAGCAGAAATAATTTTATTGAGGGATGTACTTTTTATTTCTTGATCGATAACAACTTTTATAGCTAGCTTCGACCACCCTTTATTTTTAGCAATTGTTTTTAATTTTTCTAAATCAGTAAAATTAACTTTTACATGTATAGGGGAAATATTATTTTCATAAAAATCATATGTAATATTAGTTGAATCAAAATTTAAAACATAATAACCTTTTTGGTCATTAATATCATTAAAATCCATTTCAAAAGGATTACCAACATAAACGATTTTACCTTCGTTATAATATCTTTGCTGTCTTTTATGAAAGTGACCAGAAAATATTAACTTACTCTTTTTAAGTACATCTGCTGACGTCATACCAACTTCACATACTTTAAAAGAATTAAAATTAAAGTTTTGTAATTCAAAGTGACCTACAATTAAGTCACAATTTTCCGGTATTTCTTCCAGCTGGGTACCCCACGGACAAAAACCAATCTTTTTTCCATGTAATTCATATACAGTAGGTTGGTCAAATATTTTTATATTAGGGCGATTACTGAGTATAGATAAAGAATGTATTGAGGAATTATCCTTATAAAACGCATCATGATTTCCCGGTATCATTAAGATTTCGAAATCATTAAATAAATCTAATAATGTGTTTGCGAAATATAAACTCTTTACATTTATCTCATCACGATAATGAAACAAATCACCACCGAAAATTATTTTAGTAATTTGTTTTTCTCTTAATTGACTGGTATACCACTCTGCCCATTTATAAGTCACATCATGCCATTTTTCGCTATTTTGATGTACCCCTATATGCAGATCAGAAAAGAAACCTACTTTGTAATTTTCATCACCCATTAATAATAAAGTTCTTTATCGTAGTCTTTTTTCGGTGGATTAATTTTCTCATCTTGCGCCATGTTACCATAAACTTGTTCTTGATAATCATTAATCGTGTCTCTGTATTTCTTTTCCTTTTTTATTCTATTAATGAAAGCATGATAAGCAATTGTTGTAAAATATGAGAAAGGGTTTGATGTAGACTCAAGATTAAACTTTTTATTCTTTACAGCTGCAATCATCTTTACAACTGCATCTCCAATCATTTCATCTTTGTAACTGTAATTAATAAAGTTCGGCGAGTAACTTAAACCAACAGCGATTTTGTATGTCGACTCTGCTAATTCATCTACAAAATCATCTGTTTCATAATAGTCTTTTAATAACTGTAAGAATTCTTTAGGACTTACGTAATATGCCTTTTTAGTTTTTTTCTTTTTAGCTTTCATTATAACTTGTAAATTTGTATTTTATATTTTCGTTTTTATATAAACTCAATCTCTCCTCCATATGCCGCTGACCGTATCTCAAATTGTCAGCAATATCAAAGATTATAAGCTCTTTTTTATCGGTATGCAACCGTAAGCCTCTACCGATACTTTGAACAATTTTAATTTTCGCTTTTCCACCACCAGCAAAAATAATATAATGTAAATTTTTAATATTAATACCTGTAGAGAATATTTTAGAAATAGCTACGACAACTATATTCTTTTTCTTCTCCATTAATTCTTGTATTCTTTTTCTTTCGTCTGTCTCAACGCTGCCTTGTATAAAATATACTTCTTTTGTTTCACATATACTTGTTAATGCCGTAGTGAGTAGCTCTCCATGTTCAATATAGTCGACGAGTATAAGTGCATTATTACTGAGCTTGTCACATAATTTGGATATAAGATTATTTCTATAAAAACTACTTCTTATAAACTCATTCTCTTGTAAATAAAATGCATTACTATTATTACCGTGATAAATTTGATTGGTTGGGGTACTGTAATTTATTTCTAGCACGTGTACTTTTGCAGGTGTTACATATTTTTCATCTCGCAACTCATGTGCCATTTTTTCATATAAACGTGGCCCAATTTTACCAAATATATTCCATGTATCTAGATTATCAGGAGGTAATGTTCCAGTAAACCCAAATCTATTATTAGTTTTAACACTTGTTAATATTTTGTTTACTTTATTACCTCTTCGAAGTTTATGTACTTCATCAATTATTAATATATCTATATGCTCAATCCATGATATATCTTGCTTTGAACTTTGTAAGATACCTAGATTAGCAACAATAACATTATTTGATAGATCCAGTTCGTCTTTACCCGTCCACTTCGCAGTAGTAAAAGATGTTTTATATTCTGTGAAGTCTCCTTTTGTTTGATTTACTAGACCTAAATCTGGAACGATAATTAAGCATTTAAAATTCTTACTAAAATTTTGATAATAATATTCTAGTAACCCAGCCATAGTAAGAGTTTTACCGCCTGCAGTAGCTAATACAACCGTGCCTCTACCTGCATCAATACATTTGTTAATAATTTCTTGCTGATAGTTTCTTAATGTAAGTGCTAAACTATAATTATTAATTTTATGTTTACGTAAAGATGGTAACAATACAGAGGATACCTTTTCTTTTAAATTGTATACAATTTTTTTCTCCGTACAAAATTTTATTACCTCGAAAATTAAACCTATATCTATTTTACCTTGATTAGTAATTACGTACGTACGCGCTGGGACAAACCTACCCATACGTCTTTGAAAATGAGCTGCTTCGTTTTTTACGCTGAAGTGCTCTCTTATTATGTCTAATTCTGGACCGTCAATTATTGCTTGAGAGTTAGAATGATAATTAATATTAATCATTGCATTTCTAGTTTCATTAACTCAACAAGATTCTTAATATCGTTTGTCGCGAAACTTATATTTTTATAAATGTTTTCAACATGCTGAATTATTAGTAATTCATTATTAATTTTTTCATCTATAGTTCTGATCTCTTTTTTTCTTAATACAGCTTTTTCCGCAATAGACTTATTTACCATTACAGGTTGTGTAGCTTGATATTCTTCAATTTTTTCTTCTAAGAGAGAGAAGCGAAGATTTTTGTACTTATTGAGTTTAATTTTATGATTTATAAGACGGGCAGACCATTTATGTTTATTATTAACTAATTTCTCTTGTACGTCTGTAACATTAAGCCTATCGATATTAGTATCAATACTAGATTCTAGAGTATACTGCTCAATGATCTCATCAATATTCATATATTTATTCTAGTGACTTTTTACAAAAATCAACTAATTAATCTTAGAGAAATAAATAATTATAATGCCGCTAAAATTATTCGATCAATTAGTTACACAGTATTTAACAGATAATACCGTTGGGTCTGTAGGTATGGCTCCTTCCGGAGGTCAAGGTGGTGGGGATTATAATAATAGTGATACATATGCGCCAGGAGATGCTCGTAGACCAAAAGTATTAGGGGCTACAATAAAACGTAAGGGTAAAGTAAAGAAAAAGCGGAAAAAAAAACTAAACGAAAGTAAAACTATATATGATTATTTGTTATTTCCTCCTGAAGGGGAAGAACATGAAAATATAGTAGCTAATATCGCTAAATTACAAAATAGTCCTGATGAAGTTTATAGAGGTATTTCTTCTGCAGAATATAAAAATTTAGAGAAATACAAATTCGTAGTTTCTCGTGGAGCTGGTAATACACGTAAAGGTATAACTGGTTCATATGTATCAGATGATATACAATTAGCAGGTCGTTTCGCGTTTCATGAATATAAACAAAAAGGGAGAGCTTACTTACTAGTGTTAGATAGAGATAAATTACCAGAACTTAATCCAGCTGATGAAGGTAATTATTGGACTGAAAAAATCCCGTTAGACGCAGTCAAACAAGCTATTAACTTGCAAGATCTGGCTAAGTAATAAGTAAATACATGCCAAGTGCGGCAAAACAAAAAGGTAACGCCTGGGAGCGAGATGTAGCAAAAGATTTAAGTGAAACGTTTAATGAAAATTTTATTAGAGTTCCAAATTCCGGAGCCTATACTGGAGGCGCTAACGTTTTCAGAATTGATCAACTAACCGAACAACAAAAACGAATGATGGACGGAGATATTATGGTTCCTCCCTGTCTTTCTCGTTATAAAATTGAATGTAAAAATTATAAAGCATTTGATTTCCATCAATTATTCAATGAAAACAAAACTTTAGATAAATGGATAAAGCAAGCTGAGTTTGGATTACTCTGGTTTTTAGTTATTAAGGTTACTCGTAAAGGTTCTTTTATTTTGTTTCGTAAGGAAATTAGTAAACATTTCTCATATAAAAATTACTTGAGTTATAAAGACAAATATCTTATAACTGATTATAAAGAATTTTGGCAGAAAAACGCTGATGCAATTAGAAGACTTAACGAAGATTCCACAATTGAATTATAAATTACCGGGTTCTTATTTTAATCTCGTTAATTTTACACCAGTAATAGAATATATACACAATAATTCAGTTAAAAGTATATCTGAATTTGATTCAGACGTTAAGCTTAACAACTCTCAACATAAAAAATACATATTTCACTACTTTATATACTATACATGCGAGATACTTAAGGTACATAATAAGAAGTATAAACCAGTTATTTATTTCGATGTAGATATTAAGTTAAATAGGGACTATTCTGCGTTCTTACAAACTTTTGAGAAAAAATTCCCAGT